CGCTCAGGCAACGCCTGTGTCAAACCCCGGTGGCCACATGGCCACAAGGGTAAGTCCACCCATACGGAGGGCGGGGGCCGCCGCCCCCCCCCGCGTGGCTGTGCAAGCCGCGTGGGGGGGGACTAGCTCCCTCAGAGGGGCGCAAGAGAGCTATGCTGAGAGCTCCCCCGGGCCGGGGGGGGGCGTCCCAGTGGCACCACCATCGGGATTTTGGTGGCCGCTGATCCCTGCTCGCTCAGGCTCGCCCCCGCTACGTGGGACTGAGCTTTCACTAACGCAGGGCACCTCATCTACAATACGTGGAACGGTTGGAGGACTGGGCACCAGCGTCTCAACCGCCTCAGCCGTCTGGGGTTTGGCGGGTGGGTCGCAAACCTTCGGGAGCTTGCCCTTGGATTGCTTGCCACGCCCTTTCCCTTTTGACTCAGCTGGGGCGGCCGGCGACTTACCGGCATTCTGGCTCACGGCGGACGGAGGGCTCAAAGCTCCGCCGCCGGTCTTGCCAGCCTTCTCCTTCCCTGCACGCTTCCCTGGATGAGGGGTGCCGTAACCAACCACCGGGTTACTCACAGGGGGCTGCCTGCCTTCCCCCTGCTCGCGGCTCATGGTAGCACCCGCAGCCTTCTGACGCGCACCCGCATGATGGGGGCATTTCACATTCGGACAAGCGCCAGCGCGAGGTACATGAGTAAACCCGCGCGTGTACGGATGCGAATGAGAATACTCCTCACCACACATGGGACACACATGGGAGTGCGTGTCGTCGCTAGGCTGGGATGGCCCCGTGCCGTCCGCTTCAGCTGCGGCCGGTTTGACTTCGAATGACGGGTTGCTTACGCAACTAGAACCCGGTGAGGGAGCAGGGCGATGCATGGCCACATGTCCTGGGCCGTTTTTCGGGAAAGTGGTGGTGGGTTGCAAGGGTGGCGCGCCTCCAAAGACGCACGGCAAAAACTCGCCATCCCGTAACACTTCCTTAATGCAGCTGGCAATCTTGTTCGGAGCGTTCGAATCAATGATCGAACGGGCAGTACGGTACCGTAGATCCGTCAACTTGTCGGCGGTGAGCACGGCTGCGGGGTTGGTCTTACAAGACTCAACGCAGTACAGCTTGCAATGTAACTTGCCAAGCTTGTGCTCACGAACGAAGCTGAGTTCTTCTGGTTCCACATCGCGCGCGGCCTCCTCCTGGAGTTCGCGCACGGCGGCCTTCTCGAACGTTTCCTCCCCCTCGGCCTTGCCGCTGGGAAAGGTGATCATGCCAGCGCGCGGCTTGCCATGAGGTTCGTAGCCACAGAGGACCTCGGTCCCCCGGTAGACTATCACCGTGGCTGCACGCATCGCGCCTGCGCCTGCACCATCAGACACGCTACCCTCGTGCCTTCCGGGCCGCGTCCCATCACTCATTTCGGGGGAGACGCCCTCTCCCTTTACAAGCTGACGCTTAAGTTGGTCTACGAATACTTGCCGGAATCCAAGACCAAGAGCGACGTTAGGCCCAATCGGAAACGAATCGAGCATCACGTCTGGGGCGGCACATAAATCGTCAGTGAGTTCAAGCATGGACCACGTATAGTCGGACTCGTTCCACTCACGCTTCAGCGCCTTGATGTGCGACGAAGTCAAAGCTCCGACGCTAGCGAAGTGCGTGGCCTTCACCATGGCCCAGGGACTGACGCTCTGGGCGGCGTTGTCACGCACCTGCTGGAGACACTCTGCCAAAGAGAGGTCGCCGTCTGATTTGCCGAGGCGGCGGTCGTCGTCGTCATAAACTGTGCGCATGTCAGTGACTTTGCCGTAGCAATACTCAAACATGGCGCGGTTCAAGTGGCGGGACACCATGGAGTGGCGCAGCGCGAACGAGCGCTGCCACAAGTCCGTGGCGATCTCGGCATACTCCTTAGGCGACAACAGGTAGGTGGGGTTTCCCTCGGCAAAATGCCGAGCCGGTTTGACCTTGATCTTGTGCGCGACAAGACGCTGCGCATTACGCGCAACTTTCGGCACGAAGTAAGGCTTCCCCGCGGATTGAATGCACATTAGCGACAGACACTCCATGTCCTCGCCTTCGTCCCACGCGCTGCATGGCTCTACCAGCTTGTAATACTGCTCATACGCAATGATGAACTCTTCCTTGCTGGCGTACATGTCGCGCGGGATCGCAAGAGTGCAATCGTCCCCGTCACCCACGTTGTTGTCGTACGCAGGGTCATCAGCAAAGCACACCTTATCAGGCACAAGCTCAACAACACCCGGGGCGCGCTCGTCGGAACAAGTCTTATGCGCCGCAGCAGGGCTGTAGAACATTTTCTCGATGCGTTCGGTTCCCTCCTCAATCCCGTACACGCGCAGCAACTCGGCGGACCACGTAATCAACATGAGAATGCGGTTGCCGATGGAAGTGCTACGTTCGCCGGAAAACAAGATTGAATCGTCGGCAAGGAGCTGTACCTGTATGTACCTCAACATCCAACGCAGCGCGCGCTGACGCGCGGAACACTGCGAGACGTAGTCCTGCTGAAGTTCTGCGTCGAGTAACGACGCGACTTGATCCACGATGGCGCAGAGGACGCGACGAACGCGCCTCCGATCGTCCTCAGTCCAAGAGGAATCCATCGCGGACATGTCAATCGACAAGATTCTCAAACCCAACCTCTTCGCCCGGCGAGCGAACGCGGCAAAGCGCGCACACACACCATCCTGGGTAATCCCCTTGACGACGAGGTGAGGCAAGAACCTCTTGAAGAGCTGCTCGACACTGCACAAAACGGCGGCATCTTTCGCGCAACACAGCATTCCCATCGAGCCGACCAGCCGTGGCAGCTTGTTCAACGGGAGCGCGAGTTCGCAGGTCTTAACAAAACCGGTCAACATTGGCTGGAGGACGGTCTGGGCAACTTCGACCAAGCGCTGAAAGTAGACCGCGCGAGCATTGCCCCATTTCTGAGGTAAAGCCCATTCGAGGATCCACAAAAAGTACTCGTTCGCGAGGAGTGAGACAATGCGGCATATGATGTCGGTCGCAGTATTTAGCCGATCGGTGGCTTCCTGCGATATCTCCTTAGGGAGGTAGTCTCCGGTCAGGGTGGACCTCAATTGCCGCAAATGGCGCGAAACGCCGGCGATCTCATCCTCGACGCCGCCTGCGAAGCCTTCGGTGATATCGAAAAGCTCCGGTCCGGTCACAACGCCGCTGTAATATTCCTTGATCTCGTCTTGACCAGGCAGGGTGCGGTCCCGGCCCTGCTGTACATCGACAAACAGCTGGTCCCAGGTCCGTTTGATGACACGCACTGACCGGCGCCACACATTGGGCGGACAGGTGTTGGTGCGCGTCGCCAGCAAGCGCTTCGCGGCACCGAGGTCGCCTAGGTACTCGCCAGAGTTGTCCTGAACGGCTTCAGTGTCGGGCTCACCGGGGGTTGTCTGTACCACGTTAACGCGATTATCGGCCCACGCGGACGTGATAAGCAGACAGATGGCAAGGTATTTGTCGCGCAATTCGACAGGCATGTGAGAATGGGCATTCTTCACGTGGTTCTCGACGTGTGTGATGATTGGGGTCGCGGCGACTTTGTCACTCGTTGTTTCCTGCATGGCGCGCGTCTTCTGGCCTCGTGCAATAGAGAACGCTTGGGACTCGATCCTCAGTTGCACTTTCCAGACAGTCCGGCGACGCAATAGCCGTTGGGCAAGGAAAACAAGGGCGACGAAGAGGCCCAGGGCACGCCAAAAAGTATAATGGCGCACAGCTGGTACCACGGCCCAGAAGGTATGCGAAATGATGGCGCACACGCGCTGAATGCGCGTGGGCTGAATCGCGGGGCAGAACCACTCATGGCGGAACTGTTCGCACACCGTCTCCCGCGTGACCCGGATAGTAACGCAGATGAAATCGTATATCGCTGAAAGCGACCAATGAGGCTCCCGTACCGCTCCATCAACGAACGTAATGGCGGGGTCGACATTGGCGAGGGATGGCCACGCTATCTTGAGCATACGCCACACGACTGTGATGACGACGACAAGGAAGACGGCGAAGACGACGAACGCGATAGACAGCGCTGCCTGCGCGAAGCCCGTCATCAGACCAAGTACATACTCGAAAGTGTACGGTGGCTGTGTGGGGGCATAATTCGCGAAGAAGTAGGCGCTGGAAATGGCGAACGGAATCAACACCGCCAAGAGCGAGCGGATCCACTCAGATACGGAAGCGCCACCGCGTTGGCGCTGGCGATACATATAGTCCGGGAAGAAGAGGGCGACCTGTTTGTCCGTCATCGTGACTTCCACATCGGTCACCCCCATCTTAACCGCCTTCTTCGGTAGTTCGTACCCGAGATGGGCACCAAGAGAGGCGGCTTCATGCACATACTCGTCAAATGCGCGCACTGCTTTACGCACGGCAAGACTGGCTGCCAGCGCAAACATCGGAGCCGCACGCTGGTGCAGGCTCGGCGATACGTGGTTTTGTGCTGCACTCCCTGACGCCATAGCCATATATGTGAACCTAAGTCCACGTGAACGTGAGTCCACGGCGCAACGGAGGGCAGCACGAGGGTGGTGTCGCAACGCGACAGATCCGTCCCAAGCTCAAGGCGACGCTCGAG